ATCTGCTGTGTCTTTGGATCTTCATAGCGACCAAATCCAACATACTGTAAACCTAGTTGCTTGGCCTGCGCGGCGGCACTAGACGATGGTTCTGCTAATGCAACACCTAAATCTTCACTCATGAATTGATTAAACTTCTTCAACATTATGCAAATTCCAATTCATTTTCTTGTAGTTCAAACTTAGATGGAGGTTGTTCTTCCTGCATTGGTATAGCTCCAGCTGGTGCTTGCTGGCCTTGTGCAGGTGGTGCACCAGCAGGCATCTGGTTCATAGGTGGTGGCCCACCAGCTGCGGCGGCCTGAGCGGTTGTAGGTGGTAGTGCGTTTGGATCTATAGGGTTACCCATAGCATCTACTGGACCCATAGGTGCTGCATTAGCTTGCTCTTTGGCAATCTGTTCGTCAATCTCAGCAATATCATCATCTGTTTGCTGAAGAACATTCTTACGAACCCATTCCATCGAGTAATAGCGACCAACATATGGATCGACTACCTGAAGAAGAGTAAGACGGTTAGTCATCAACTCAGCTTCTTTTAGCTCGTTAAAATTATTGTCTTTCTTGAAATCGTACCAGATATCTTCTTTGAATTCTTTCCACTCTTCTTCGGTACAAATACGCTTCAAGATAAGTTGAACACGAAGAAGGTCATCGAATAGAGTAGAGAACTTATTACGAAGTCTCTGAATGAACTTGTTGAACTTTAGCTCATCTCTTGTTACTTCTGTAGAACGGCCGAGTGAGAACCCTTGCTGAGATTCCAGTCTTGAAGTAGGAACACCAAGAGACTTGTATAATTTCTTTTCAAAATACTTAACGTCTTCTAGTTCACCAAGATTCATACCGCCAGCAAGAGTGGTGATTTCTGTACCTTTCGAACCTTCACGGCGAGGCAACCAGAAATCTTCAAGCATAGATAGATGCTTGCGGTCGTCTTTGATTTCACCTGTGCTTGAGTCATAGACCAGCTTGTTGCGATACTTGGTCATAATATCTTTAAGGTACTGTTCAGCCTTGATGGTTGGCATATTACCAACGTCAACATAGAACACACGACGCTCAGGTGCGCGAGATAGACGGTAGATAACGGTAGCATCTTCAACCATTCTTAGCTGGTTGAGTGGCTTGATGGCCTTATGAAGATAAGAAAGAACCATCGCTCTCTTAGCATCCATAAGCCCTGAATTGACATTTACGATGGCATCAACAGCTATCTTAGCACCCAAGTTAGAGTGAGCGCCAACAACACCGCGTTCGTTATAGAGATAGTATTCGTTCTGGCGCTTGATGATATCCATACCACTTTGTGGATCTCTCGTCTTCTGAATCTCACGAATCTTGCGAATTCTGCGTGGGTCAATATAACGGATTTCTTTGATACCGAGTGTTGGTCTCTTATCATCAATGACGATATGATAGAACAATCGCCCGTCGATATACCAACGGCGGAATAGGTCATGGCCCATATTGCTGAAGTCGAGCAATTTGAGAACTAACTCAAACTCGTCCCTGATCTTCTTTTTGATTGCCTCTGGTTGCTTTAGATCATCGGTGTTTAGTTCAACACCTTTACCGTTATCGTCATTAACAATAGCTTCATTGACGATTTCATCGATAGCAGTTTCAAGCTCAGGTTGCATTGACATTTCGCGGTAACGAGTGATAAGCTCAATCTCGTTACGAACAACACCATCAAGGTCTACATAGGTGCCGTAATAGGAACCTGATTGAATGGTAACTGCACCGTCATCGTTCTGAGGTACAGCAAATGTCTTGCTTTGTTCGTCCTGTTGTAACTGATTCTTTTTACGGCTGATCTCAAAACCAAATAAGGTTGCCATTAATAAACTACTCCGAGAATAGTAGTAGGGGAAGAAGTTCCCCTACTATCTTATATGTTTTAGATGTTTGCGAAGTCTCTCTCAGTTGTATTGCTTTCCCACCACTGATAAGCGAAGGTTACTGCATACTCTTCTATAGTATCGTTGGCACCCCAATCAAGCTCGATTGGTGATACATCAATTGGGAACATACCTACAAGCTGATACTGTTTAAGAATATCACCTGCTTTACCAAATTGAGTTACAACGGCATCTGTCTGATAGTCGAGAGAATTTTCAAATGATAAAGCTCTTGTGTTAGTTACATGAGAATTTAGACCGTGCATCCACTTCTCAAAAGCATCACGAAGACTGAAATCTTCATCATTGATGATAGTTACTGTCCACTCTGGGAAAGTTCTATTACCTGCAAACTTGAGTTCACGACCAAAGTAGTTGACTGGAATTTGGTTTACAGTTGAACCAGGTAGCTGTGCGGCTCTGGCCATGAATGTGAACTTCTCGGTCAAGTTTATATTGTCTTGTACTCCACCAGGTGACAATGCGCCACCTGATGAAGCTAAAATAGGAAAATTTAATGAACACTGAAACAGATTAGGGCGTGCGCCATCACCTATTAGCTGTGATCTAAATTGCTGGACATTGAAAGCCATTTGATATTACTCCTTATCTCTATTTATGTTTGTATTAGAAACGACCAACAATAGTCTCGAAGCTTACACCAGTACGAACAGCAACAAAGTTCAACTGAATGAAGTTGATGCTCTTTGTAGGTTTGATGTAAATATCACCCACAAATTCATTTCTGTCTATCACTTCAGGAGTATTATTTGTAGTGTCACATACAACACGGAAATCGAAGATACCGCGACGGCCTTGTACATCACGAAGATATGGTTGCACTAGAGATACAAACTGTGCGCGAGTAAACTCGTCGTTGAATTCGAATAGTGAATACTTTGCAGCCTTTGCGATTGCCTTCACAAGTGCGATGAAAAGACGACGAACATTGATGCGGTCAAAAGCTGAAGGTCTGGTAAGCATTGTCTTGTCGCCGTAAAGAACTGTTCCTTCACCTTGGAAAGTTACGACAGGGTTGATACCAATCTTATATAGATCATCTCTGTTTGCTTTGGTTGCATTCCAAGCGAGTTTTGTCACGTTCTTGATCTGACCACGGTTGTAACCAGCTGGTGAGAACCATGGATCGCGCTGCTGGTCTGTACGGGCACATAGACCTGCAATGTCACCATTCAATGGTATCCAACGATAAACATTGTTGTACTTGTCGAACTGATACTTCCAGTTGTTATCCATGAATGCGTAAGAAGATGAGTTGTAAGAATTTCTTGCGGCTGCAACCTTTGTTGATTCAGAACCGGCCTGGTTAACAACATCTGTCTTGGCTGGAGAAACAAAGACGACGCAATCTTTACGAGACTCTGCAATGTTATCTACAATATACTTAGACACAACATTTGAAGAGGCGCCTGTTATGATAAGTGACACATCTACAGAATCTGCATTCTTGAATAGATCATATGATGATTGTAGGTTGCCATCTGAAGGAAGAGCATCTGTACCACCAGAAAGTGAAACTGTATATGTGGTCTCGGCACTGGCAAATACTGTATTTGATGCTGTGTTTCCCCATGAAGCATTATTTGCATTCATTGCATACACATACTTAGAACTGTCGTTCAATACGTTTAAAAAGTAATTTGAAGATCCGTCATCTGTCTTGGCATCAATAGCTTTTGAAACATATCCAAACTTTTCAAGAACAGTATTTGCAACACCTGTGATGAAACCATCTTCGTCAATAACTGTGATGTGCATTTCATCGTTTGTGCCGCAAACACCGGCTGCATATGAAGATGTATTTGGCGCGCTGTTATATAAAGATGCATAAGGATAAATTGCGAAACCGCCCGTAGTAGCACAAACGGAAACTTTCAAGCTGTTACCAATTGAACCTGGATACTTGGCTGCAAACATACCATAGGTATTTACATTGGTCTTGATGTCGAAATATGAGGCTTCGTAAATATCTCTATTTTTGATTTGAATGCCTGTTCCATTTGCAGTAGCATTATATGTAGTAGTATTTGCGGAACGTACAATCTTCAGATCATTGCTGTAAGAAAGAAAGTTGGCAGCTGTAAAAAAAGACTCATAAGTATTTGCGTTTGGTTTACCAAATGTATTAATGAGTTCATTTTCATCTGATATGGTCATGATAACATCTACTGGACCCCAAGCAAATCGACCAGCGAAAGCGGCCTGCGTAGATCCTACTCCTGGTACAACAGTAGATAGGTCAATTTCTGAAACATTGATACCTGGTGACAATTGATATGCCATCGTATTTCTCCTTTAATTGAAAAGATTACTTTTCTCTGGTTTATTTAGAAAAACAGCAATTTACAGTCTGTGTTTGTTCGAAAGTGTCTCCCATTCCATGTTTTCCATGGTGAATTTAGACCTGTCCGACACCCAGAGGTCACCATCTATCAGTTCAGATTCGTCTCCGGCTGATCCTTGATAGCCAGATATAGCACCGAAAGGTACGATATCATTGTCCATAATGCTTAGTTGTTCTTCTTGTAGCGTTCTGCGAATGTCAGAATTGACACTCTCTTTAAAATATTTCTGAGCTGAAAGCCAGCCAAAATTCACAAGAGTCATAACCAAGTCGTCGTTGTTACCTTCTTCGGCCGCAAAACTCTGCTTGCTGGCTGAGAAGGTAGTTAGTTCCATAATCGTGTCTTCGTCGTTTACTATCAGCTTGTCGTTTTCGATGAGTGATTTTAGGTTTGCACAACCGATCTTCTTGGTTTGAACCGAGGTCTTCAAACCAAACTGCATTTGCTTGGTGAAACCTGGTGTAACCTGTTGCCCAACTCTACCTTTAGCGTTTCTAACCTTGATAAGGTTCTCGTAAGCTAATTCATTATGAAGAATGTCAGCAACCTGAAGCCCGATACTGTTGATTTCGATGAGAATGAAGGCCTCGTTGAATCTTTTAGCGGCCGAATAGATGACAGCGGGGAATAGAAAAGGTGATACCTTATTGTTCTTATATTTAGCCACTTGCCTATACGGTATCTGTGACACATCGATGACCGAGAACGTAGAATAGTCAAGCCCTTGCCCTTCAGCAACGTCAGCTACCAGCACATAGGTTTTACCAGGTTCTGCTTTCTCATAGATATGCAGGTCGTCTACTCGCTCGACAGGATTATGAAACACCAGAGAACGAATCTTGGTAGGATGAATGAGAGTATTGGTAGAACCGATGAACTCACACTCGAACTCTTGTCGGAACTGGTCTTCGGAAGTATTACGGATGATCTGTTCTTTCCACTCCTGAGTACGCCCAGGTACCATCGACCAGTGGATCTCAATTGGAATATAGTCAGACTTCTTCTCAGTAGCCTGTGTCCACATCTTATAGAACAGGTTCAACCCGTTTGGTGTAGAGACGATGATGACCTTCGTGCTATTACCAGATGAAATGGTAGGATAGGTCGAGTTGAAGAAGGCCTCAGCAATATTATTCGGCACGAACGCAAACTCGTCAAGAAAGATGATGTTGAAAGTTTTACCACGAACAGATGAACCTGAAGTTGAGTCGGCGAGGCATCTTGACCCGTTGGCTAGTTCGAGCGAGCCTTTGTTCCATTCTTTGACACCTTGCTGAAGGAATCGTGGTAGATATTCGAAGGCTAGCTGGAGACGGCCCATGATTTCGCGAGCGGTTGCAGACTTGTTAGCCAGAATAGCTACGGTTGCCATCTCATTGAATAGAATATAGTGGAGCAGATAGGCTACCGATGTGGTTGTCTTACCGACCTGACGAGGTAGCTTACAGATAGAGAAGCGGTTATCATGAAAAGATGTGAGCATTTCTTTCTGGAAGTCCCACATCTCGAATGGCATAAGCCCACGGTCTACGTTGACAATCTTCATGTACTTGGTAGCAAAATAGATAGGATTATCGACGCACTTTATGAACTCATCTTTTTCATACTGAGTGAATGAGTGAATGTAGTCTTCTCGTGGAAGATTTGGGTTGTTTTGATAACCTTTAATTGCCATTCTTGACCTGCTTTAGCAACTCGGCGGTTGAACCAACAAAGACGGCCTTCTCAACATTGATACGCTGCTCTTCTTGTGGGCGAGCTTTGTCTTCAGCCTTGAGGTCTTTTGTCATCTTCTGTAGTGCATAGAGGTCTTTGGTTGTATCAGCCACAGTCTTCATAAGAGTGGCCATGACCTCGTAGGCGCGTGGAGATTCAGACTCTTTAGCTAAGTCTGAGATACCTTCGATAGCATCATTACCTTTGTTTATGAGTTGACGAAAGGTTTTACGGGCCAGTCTATAGTCTT